ATCATGGGCTCAGTACAAGCTAGGTAGGCAAGTACTTAGCCTCGAAGATCTTTCAACTAGTGAGCTTAATACCGTAAACAGTACCTTTGACACTACTTCAGATTTAGTTAAGCACGCCGAGTGGTTCACCTCCCAAGTAGGAGCAGCTCTTGCAATTGAGAGTGGTTTAGCCGGAGGTACAAAGGTAGACTCAAATGTCAAAAAAGCCGTTAGGGCTATGATGAAGTACATCACTGGTGACGAAAGCGTTGAGCAGTTTTTCCCACCCTCACCCGAGTCTGATGCTGACGGAGCCGTTAGATTAGCGCTACTTGCGCAACTCGGTTTTGATCCAAATACTTTACAAAATAACAGAGCCGCATTTGTCGCTGAAGATGGGTCACAGGCCGCTGGTACGACGGTGAATCCGTTTGAAGTGAACTTAGCTAATATGGCTAATTGGGATCAGAATACTAGAGATGTGTGGGCTAGGATTTTGGGTTACAAAAACTGGAAGAGTTTACCTAATAAATTTAAAAGAGGTGGGGCGGTTAGGAGAGATAAAACTCTTGCCGGTGGTGGTGACCCTACAGCAACCGTCGACCTTTCTGATCCCGAAGTTCAACAAAAACTTTATAAAGGATCTAACATCTCTAAACCCGTAGCTACCGAGACTCAAGAAGGCGGAGGCAACCTAAAGAAAGTAACAACGCTATCTCCCGAGAAAAGTAAGACCGGAGGTAAAGTTGGAGCGGCGGCAAGAACCGCGTTGTCCAAAGGAGCGGCGGAAACTGATGTCGAAGAACTGGGCAGTAAAACTATAAAAACTAGCGCCGGTGAGCCGCTCAACATAATTAAAAAAGCCGGAGATGGCGGTCCAATTGATTTAAAAGGAGTACCTAAAGAAAGAAGCCGAGTAGAGAGCAGAATAAAAGAGATCAAAGACACCATTGCGGAACTCAAAACTCCTAATAAGGTTTGGGATTCTAGTGAAAAAACCGGTCCTAGATGGGTAGAACAGCCCCGTTTTGAAACCGCCGAAGACCAGAAAAAGGCAATAGCTCCTCTTGAAAACGAGCTAAAAGGATTAGAAGCTAGATCTAAAAATATCAAAGAAGTACCCGTTTCAAAAGGAGGTAAGCCAATCCCCGAAGGACTTGGAACTGGGCCTAAGGACGAGTTCTCAATAGCAAAGCAAAAGGTAGATAACATAATCGAAAAAGCCGGCGAAGCCACTAAGCCTAAGCCTGCTAAAGTAGAAGTCGTTAAACCTAAACCCGTTCCTACTAAGAACAAGTCGGGTAAGCCTAACATCGCGAGAGACCCCATCGCTAAAAAGGATAATCTCGATGAAGTTAAACCTACCGTAAGTAAGCAAGAAAAAGAAGCGGACAAACCTAAGGAAGTAGCTAAATCAAAAGTTACTCCTAAAAAACTTTTTGAAGACCCTAAGCCGATAAAGGAGTCTACTTTAAAAAAGCTAGAAGCAAAAAGTGAGAAAAGAAAAGAACAGGCTGTCGAAAGTAAAAAAGACAGAGATGCACCTGATTCAGTAAAAGATGTTCAAGATAGCATTTCCGAACTTTCTAGGCTTAATAATAAGGAGATGGCGGGCAGGATTTCCAAAGCGAAAAAAAGTATAATAAAAAGAAAAACGGAGCAAATCCAGTCTCTTACAAAAGATGATCTCATGAATATGAAGATCAATGGGAAGAGCCGTAAACTTTCCGAAGTTAAACGAAGTTTGTTAAAAAAAGTATCAGTAGACCCATTAGACATACTAAGGGAGCTGTTGTTTCCAGGACTAGACCCGGATTCTAATATATTCGAAGCTTTAGGTTTCTCCGAATTTGAAGATATTTTCGATGGTCTGGAAGCGAAAACATTGACCCCCGATCAAATAAAGAAATTAAATTCTAAAATAGAAAATTATTTCGATAACAATTTACCCGAGCTATCTGAACAAGCACCAGTTGTAGAAGGAGTTTTAGTCCCTTACGGAGTTCACGATGTTAGTATACCTGGTGCTGCCGCATTAAATGGAAAGACTGAGAAGAGTGTTCAAATTTCATTTACGAATAACTTAGGTGAAGAAGGCGACATTATTAATGTAAAAGGTAAGCGTCAAAAAGAAGGAGGTATTTGGTATGGCGATAAAGAATTTACCCCCGTTAAAGGAAGATATGGATGGGAGATCTTAGGAAAGAAAGAACTTCTTAAAGACGGGAAAGTATACGCTTATAAATATTCTTTAAAGGCAGTCACCGAAGACCAAGCTCGTCGCGATTTACCCTGGCACGAAGTACCAGCGTCAGCTATCCCAGGGAGACTTAACGATTTTAGTGTAGCGGACAATAGGGGAGGTAAGGTTTCCCGAGAAAATTTCAGAGATCCATTGTCTCCAATTACCCGTCAATATTTATCAATAGGTCAAGCTCTTCGCGGGAAATCAAAGACAGCTTTAACCGCAATGTCCGGCGACTGGAACAACAAAGCCAAAGAAGGTATACCCGCTAGGAATGCTTATCGTTTATTCCGAGCTATGTCTAAGGGTGATGTTGATTACGGCCTACTTGAGACATTGTACGGAAAGGACACTGATACTTCTAAAGTTAGCTACGATGATGCAAGAATGATTGGTACGATGGTGCTTGGGGCGTTGGCTCCGGCAAGGACTACTTCCAAGAGAAGAGTCGCATCGATGCAGAAGAATTTAAAATCAAACTTCGACCCAGTTGAAGAAAAATTAGAAAAAGAAAACAAAGCGAGCGGGGGTAGGGCGGAGTCGTACGAGCAAACAACTTTTAAGATAGATGAAGAAGGTAATACTATTAACTTTCTTCGCGGACTTTACAGCAGAATACGAGCTGATGAAAAAAGTAGGCAAAAATCAAAAGACGATTTAAGAGCGGCGGACCTTGTCTTGATCGACCTTATGAATGCAGAAGATCAGTTCGGCATGACTAAAGATCAAATCAGGACGGAGCTTACTACCTTGTTCACCGATCCGAACAATGAATTCTTCGGCTTGGTCGATGTTTTCCGTGCTGGCATCGATGTTCAATCCGGAGACGCAACTAAAGTAGCAAAACGCTTTGAAGATGGCCGGCCGGTTATTACACCAACCGAAGACCAAGCAAAAGCTCTTGATAAAGATTTTGCGGAAATAGAAGGCCTCGGTAAGTCTATGTCCCCCGATGTAGTAGGGACTGAAAACGAAGGCGGAAGTGGTAAATCTACAATTTCATCTAAATCCGTCCGTAAAGAAAAATTCACACCGGATGAGTTTACCGTGGAAGATTCAGACTTGGCCACCCCCAAACCCGAAGAAGGGACTTGGCAGGATTTATTCATTAATGGGATTGGCATGGAGGCTAGTTATGATTGGGTTAAACTAATAGCGGAAAAACTTAAAGAGCGCGGTTTAATTCCGAAAGATACCGTTATAGTAAGCCACCCCGAAATCCGTGAACTTGACGCCTCTCTGTCCAGAGTCGAAGCAGACCAACGCCATGCAAACAGGACTATTCTTACTCCAAGAGTCCTCGCTAATATTATAGAAAAAAACGGTATTGATAATTTAATATCTTTACCTGATACCAATAAACAGGGCAGGGTAACCGAAGGCGGCCCGGGTTCTGGGATGTTATTTTATTCCTCGATACTATCAAAAATGGTTAGCGAGTACGGGAAGATTACTAAGGGTAAAAAAGGTGTTGTTGACGCGGGTATAACCCCAGCCGAGCTTTATAAAAGAGCCATTGAACTATTCGGAGAGTATAGAGATGGCGGCGCAAGATGGGCCAAGAAACATGACAATGGTTTTGAAGTTTCCTCTAAAGCACCGACTAAGTTAGGTAAGTCTTTTAGTGCTTTTAACGCAAAGCTTTCAGACGGAAAGTCTATTGAGCACCATTACCAAGTAAATGTAAAAGGCCACGCGAGTATTAAAGAAGGCAAGGGTAAGCCACCAAAAGACACTAGTATAGACAGTTTTGCCGAGTACAAAAAACTTTGGGAGCAATACGCCGAAGAAAACCCGAAGAAAATAGAAGCGTTAAGAAAAGCCGCCGAAGGTAAGGTTTTGACGGACATGTTTGCTACAACTGATGTTAATCAAGCAAGAGCGTTGGTCGATATCATAAAACCATCAAGAGAGCTTACAGATAAAGAGTGGTTTAAATTTGTAGAGCTGTTTGGCGGTCCCGAAGATACGACGATTGATAAAGATTCGAGATATACACAACAAAAAAGAAACGCCGAAAAACAATTCGCCTTTGCTTATTTTGCTCAGTTTATAAGAAAACGCGTTGCCGAAATGGGGGGTATGGAAGAGAAATTCGGCGATAAGATTGCAACCGAAGGGGCTAGTGAAAATGTTGTTGAGAGTAAGCCCGGTGTAGAAGATCTAGACAGCCCCGAATCAAGAAGTGTAGAAGACTTAGGCCCCGCTGCCGAAGTTGAAAATGTGTCAACCGAAGAAGCGGATGGGGAGTTCATGAGTCAAATTGAGTCTAATGAATTAGCCGATGCAATGATGGATCCTCTCACTAAAGGGAGCACAAAAAAGAATTGGAAAAAAGCCGGAGTAATTTCAAACTTAGGGCCTCTCTATAAAAATATTCGGAAGTATTTAGATATGTCCGATGCTGACATGGCTAAAGATAAGAATTTAGCCAGCTTGCTCAAAAAAGATAAATTCCAATCGGGCTTGCTTAAAAACAAATTTCACAAAGGCACCTTTACCCCTAAACAGGTGAGGGACATGGCAAAATCAATACTTAGCCCAGACCAAGTTAATAACGCGGAGTCTGACGGCGAGGCGGCTGCAAAGCTCCAAGCTTTAATTGATAGTCGAAAAGAGGGAGTCGAAGACAAGGCCAAGAGTGCAAAGGAAAATAAAGCAAAGCGTGAAAAAGCTAAGGCTCAAGAAAAGAATGAAGCCCTCGACCCTAAGTACGGCGACGACAGATCAATAACCCTCGGATCCGAGATCACACTCGTTTCAGAAATGCCCGCTTTACTTTCCGAAAGGATGGCAGCTTCTTTCTTAGCATCCGCAAAAGGTGGGTTTAATTTACTACCTGAGGAGATGCGTTATAAGATTCGCGTTACTATATTTAACCAACACGCTACTCTAGAAGATATAGCGGTTAAATTACAAAAAGATTTAAACCTTAAGTACGGGACTGAAGCGAGAGACTTCTTCGATATGATGGGGGTCGTCCTACCCACCTACGCAAAGGTAAAGATTGCATCAAGAGAATTTAATTCAAGATTCCGTGAGCCAATAGTAGAAGCACTTAAAAAGTACGGCGTTACTGACAGAGTATTCGGTAAGTACGTGCAAGCATTAGCAGCCGGTACTTTTAATAGGCACGTAAGAGGACTTCTTATGGAAGCCCAGAGTGATGTGATGTCGAGTATAGCCGATAGGCAGAAGAAAATAAACGATCACGAAAGTTCTTTAGGCGCTGAATCGATTACCGATACTACAAAAAAAGAGCTTAAGGAAAGTATTAGTAAATATAAATCCGAAATTAAGCAGCTTGAAAAAGATTTCGAATCATACAGCTTCACAAACTATCATAATAAAGATGGGGAATTTGCACCTTCTGGTTTCTCAGACAGAGAAGCAGCTTTATTAGTTGAGAGTTCCAAAAAAGACCCTCAAATGATGAAGCTTCTTAAAGACAAAAATGACATCATGGGTCTGTGGGCTAAGATGAATGCTACAACTATAAAGGTAGCTCTCGAAACCGGTCAGATAAAACAAGACGAAGCGTTTAAACTAATTACCGCAAAGAGCCGAGCTAACTCAGCCGAAGGTTTGGTTGATGTCGTTTTCAACGCTCTTGGGTTAGATAAGAAGGACGATCAGTACAAAGAAAACGCTAAAATAATAAGAAAGACTTTTAACTCAGAAAGTTTTAAATATCAGCGAAACGAGGAAAAGGGGAGCATGCCCGAAGGCTACCATTACTCACCTATGCAAGGGTTTGAGGACAATGAATTCCATTACGAAGAACAGGAATCATTGGAACAACTGGTAACCGGTAAAAGTGGCGGTAGCTCTGGTTGGCAGTCTAAAAGAAACAACGATGTTGGTAAAAGGGTCATGGGTCGCCGGACGGGGGTAGATAAACCTAATCCCGAATCCGCACTAGCCCACGCTTTTCTTGCTCACGATGCAATGGTTATGAGAGGAGCTAAGATTGCACCCGGTCAAAGAATCCGCGAGTGGTATGAGCTTTTCCTCGAGATGCATAAAAACAAAGACAACCTCGGAGAGAAAATCGAGTGGTCTGAGCGTTTTAGCGAGGTTGCTAAAAACAACGGCATTGAAGGTTTAATGAACGATAAAAGAAAAAGACAGATTGTCTTTAACGAGTTCAATGAATTTTTCGATGTATTAGAGGAACACGAAGACGGTAAGATGCCGACTCAGACCGGCTTAAAACTAAAGACAAAAGTAGTTAACGGCAAAGAGCGTATCGTTATAAGGAAAGGCGAAATACCTATTAACATAGCAAATGACCCATCCTTGTTCTTGGTTAAAAACGGAGGTGAACTTCAGTTCGTTAAATTTAAACTAAAAGATGGTAAAAAAGGAGACGGTAAGACTCTTACATCAAGAGGAGCCCGCCTCACCTCTGAGTTAAGTAATTTAAATTACCAGCCCAGCAATCCTTTGTTCAGAGCCATTCAGATACCTACCAGGTTCTTGGCACAGATGTATACTTCGTTTAACCCGGATTTCCTTTTATCAAATGCCGTTAAGGATGCGATAACCGGTATGATAAATGTTACCGAGGATGAAAAGAAAACAATATTTAAAGATTTAATAAATCCCAAAAACTACGGAAGAGCGGTAAAAGCTATTTACAAAGTAGAGCGGGAAATGGAGCAAGGACCAAGGTCAGCGAAGTATAAAAACATGCCCTTAGAGGAGGCTCTTAAAATTGGAGATAATGACTGGGAGGGTTGGTTCAGGTTCTTCGAAGCTAATGGTATGCGTACCGCGTTTACTAGCCAAGATGAAGTTACGCAGTACATGGAAGCCGTAAAAGAAGACATAGGAATACTTTCCAAAAGAGGTAAGTTCTCTAAGGCCAAAATGAAGCTTCTCGAAAGCAATATAGTAAAAACTGTTGAGGCGATGAATGCGGGTGTTGAAAATGCCATGCGTTTACTAGTTGCAAAACATTTACTTAAAAAAGGTTTTACCGTTCAGCAAGCGGTCATGGCGGGTAGAAATATATCTGTGGACTTTAACAGAAAAGGAACTCTCAGTTCCGGAATCGGTTCGTTATTCCTATTCTTCAACGCAGGCGTTCAGGGTAATCTCCGAATGATTAAATCAATGGTGGGCCGGGATAGGGTGGCGGCCGCTAAGTTAATTACCGGGATAATGGCTTTCTCTTTTACTTGGGGCTTGCTTCAAAGAATGTTGACCCAACACGATGAAGATGAAGACGGGGAGAACGAAGGCAACCACTACGACAGATTAGGCGACTTCGAAAGAGATACTAATTTAACAATGTTCTTCCCCGGTACTGATTACAATGTCCGCATCCCTCTTCCTTGGGGTTATAATTTATTTTGGATGATGGGCCAAAAAGCGGCTAATGTAGCGGCTCAAAGCATGGGCTCTTCTATGGGTGGGTCGGGTATTATTTCGAACGGCACAAACGCCATGTCAAATATCTACTCCACATTTAACCCACTTGGTGGAACTTTAATGCCCGGGTTTATTGCTCCTCTTTATCAAGTCGCTCAAAATGAAACTTTTTACGGAGCCCCGATTACGAAACCCAATCGTCAATTTGAAGAAACCCCAGCCGCTTTTAGAAGTAGTAAAAATACAAAAGAATTTTTTGTAGATTTTTCTAAGAAAATGAATGGGTGGCTCGGTGGAGATGAAATTACTCCGGGGTCTATGAAAAGGATGTTCGGGTCTGACGAGGTTGTAAACCCAATGGAAGATTGGAGCTGGGCGTTGTCAGGTAGTGATCTTGAACATATATTTGAAGGGTACACGGGTGGGCCAGGTGCAACTTTTTCAAGATTAGTATCAGGAGCGTACAGCGGTATTAACGGGAACCTAGACATGAATTGGGCAGAAGTACCCGTTTCCCGAAGGTTTTTTAGAGAAGGTTACTCGTCATACATGACTTCTAAAAGGTTTTACAATTTAAAGAAAAGAACCGACAACGCTAACGAGTATGTTAAAAATCTTAAATCCGGTAAAAACATCAAAGAATCAAAAGAAGCTATATCTGGTAATAGGGATTTATTACAAATAAAACCTATGGTAGACGCCGCCGATACAAAAAGAAAAGCAATTCAGAGACTTGTAGATAAAGTTAATGCATCTCAGTTGTCAGAATCGCAAAAGCTTGATAAGGTAGAGAAATTAGAAAAGCAACGGGTGGCTGCTTGGCTTAAAGTATTGTACAAAGCAAGGAAGATGGGAATTGACGTATAACAAATGATATCGTGAAGAATACAAATTTAGTACTAAGTCGTGAACAGGAAGAAAAACTCGTGGAGTACGCACTTGAGCGAGTTGAAAGCTTAAAAGAAGACAACTCCGCGCGTATAAGTAGTGACTTACACTCTTGGTCTGTTTATCAAAATGACCGCAAGGATAGGGACGCTATTGACAGTATCTTCGCTCAATCAAATGTCTCCGTTCCTTTAACTAGTTTAGTCGTAGACCATTTTTTAGCTAGAGCTGAAGATGAGATAACAGGGACAAGTCCTTATTTCGAATTTAAACCACAAGGTGTTTCCGATACGGTTTCCGCCGAATCTTTTAATAGGTACTTCCATTGGAAATTGGAAGACAAAGGTAGGATCCGAGAAAGATTAGAAGAAAGTTTTCTTCATATATTCTTACAAAGAGCAGCTATTTTTAAGTCCGTTTACGAAGAGCGTAAATCTGTATGGTACGATTTAGAAAGAAGCGCTCTGTTTGATAATGAGACTCAAGAGTTTGTAGAACTTCTTGAGCAAGGGCCTGTTATAGAAGGAGACGCACCAATGTTTCCCGAGGTTAACCCAGAAACCGGCGAAACCGAGACACGACTCGAAGCAGACCCTTCGTTCACCGTAACTCCTGGAAAGCACGAATTTAAACCATACCCCGAAGGTGTGCCGACCGAGCAAATTAAGTACAAAGGTCCTAGGTCGGTGGTCGTTGATTCGGACAGGTTCTTGGCCCCAAGTTCAGTAGAGCACCTAGAGTATGCCGACTTCATTGGCGAGCTTTACGATAAAGATTTAAATTGGTGCCGCGATATATTTTTTGAGCGTGAGTGGTTTTCTTTTTCCGACTACGAAGAGGCTGTAAAGAAGGACTCTAACCCTAGAACAAAAAGTAAAAAGAACGAAGATTCTAAGGACAGTAAAACTTGGGAAAAAGAAAAGATTCCTATGGTTCCCGTAGTTGAATGTTGGATTTCAAAAGATATACTAGGAACGGGGCAGCCTCAAGATTTCTGCGTATTTATAGATACTGAAATTAAAAAAGCTATTTTTTACGAGTACACAGCTAAGCTCACCCCCGACAATAAACCACCTTATGTAACCGTAGCGATCGGTAAGATGAATAATAAATGGTGGGGTCCGAGTCTTCCTGAAAAAATAAGAACATACCAAGAGTACATCGATAAACAGTTTAATAGCGAAAGCTATCGTAACGAGTTGTCCGCTAATCCTATTATAGGTGTAAACCCTCAGGCAGTAGAAGACGAACCCGAAGATGTCGAGCTCCACGCGGGTAAGTTATTTCAACTTAAAGACCAATACAGCATGGACGATTTTCTTTCGTTCTCGGCTTTACCTAATTTAGATAACAAGACCCAGGAGTTAATCGATTTTGTATTCGGCATGGTTCAACTTTGGCTTGGGGTTAGTAATATGGCACAAGGAGATTACCAAGCTTTATCGCCCGCTAATACTGCAACGGGAGTTGAGGCAACTTTAAACGAAGCTTCTAAAATAGGGCGAAGGTGGATGCGTAGAATCGTAAGAGGGTTTGAAGAGCACCTTGCAAAATTAATAAAAGTTGCAATGGCAACTATGGACGAAGCTGAGGTCTACGAATACATGGAAGGGGATGTGGCCGCTTTTGCGGAGATGACTCCCGAGATGATTTCGGATCTTGAGATGAATTGTAAGGTCATCCTTTCACAGGACCAAGGACAGCGGGCTATCGAAAAAGCCAACCTTGCTCTTCAGGTTCAGGAAAGATTTTTACAGCATCCACCCGAAATTCGACCATTCAGCCGCCCAATGTTTAAGCGCATTTTAGACGCCCTTGGTTACGAAAATACCGAAGAACTTTTACCAGAAGCCGCACCACCTGACCCTAAAAGCGAAGCTGAGATTATGAAACTCATGGCGGATGCACAGGGCACAGGAGGAGGAGCTGGGCAAGCCCCAGAAGCGGGTGATCAAATCAACGCACAAGTCCAGGGGATGGGTAACAGCAACCCTCAAGGCGAAAATCAATATCAACAACAGACAGGATAACTATCATGGCAAATAAATACAATCACTCAAAAGTACCAAATGCTTTTAAACAAAAACGCACCAATGCTAGATACAAGATAGCAAATATAAAAGTTGGTGGTAAACGCCAATTAGGTAATAACTTCGGACTGTACGCACACCCACTCGGGAAGACTTACGCTAAAGCAACCGGCGTTATCGGTAAAACTAACAGAGCCGCTTCGGTAGCTTAATGAGCGATATTGTTCTATTCGACAAGCTTTCCGATGTCAAAAGGCTCACTGTTGACGAGGCTTTTACGCATTTGGAGAAAAGGTTTCAAACAGAAAGAGGCCGTTATCTCTCCAGAATGCTTGACCGCGAAACAAGTCCCGAGGAGACAATTGCTCTCAAGGCCGTCGTTAACGCGTTGGAGACTTTATCGCCGATGGCTCTCGCGGAAGCAGTCATCAAAATAGAATCGAAGAATCTTAAGAAGCATAGTCCCGAAATGTTTAAGGTTAAAAAGGCATGAGCGCTTATTACAGTAAAAATATAGTGAGTAAGGTTGCCGGAAGACCTGCCCCACTTAAATTTAGCGGCGTACCTCGCGGTTATAAATTGCCCGGAACCCCAGATCCCGTAGATAAGGCGGGCACTGTTGTAAGTAATGTTGCGCCAACTGTACCACCATGGACGCCGGCCAATATAGCGAAAATATTTTGGTTTGATTCTAGTGATTTAAGCACAATCACAAAAGACGCATCCAATTTTGTAAGCCAATGGGCTGACAAGAGTGGAAATGGCAATCATGCCACACAAGCAACATCATCAAGCAAGCCGACTTACACAGTATCAGATTCATTATTAAATAATAAATCCTCAATTTCGAGTGCTTCCCAGAATGGTCAGATCGGGCTGGACCTGCCGAGCACTTCTCTTCAGGAGATCTTTGTGGTTGCTTATTACAAAGATGGCTTAGACACAACATTTGACAATTATAACGCCCTGATCTCTGGTCCGGGAAATGTCGGTCAATACCGAATAATGGGTGATAAGGGAAAAAGTAACTGGTGGTCAACGACTAATATATTTAACGACGGTGGAACTTTCAAAAATGGGGCAACCACTTCAAACTTCGCTGTATTACCCATGCCGGCAACCTTACTCCGCTTTACCAGTTCTGCTGCCAGAAACGAGACAAGAGGAATTCTTTATAATACAAAAAGTTCAGATCGTGGCTGGGTTGGAGGAGTCGGTGAAATTATTGGTCTTTCTGCAATTTCTTTGACAAGCGACCGTCAAAAAATCGAAGGTTATCTTGCTCATAAGTGGGGACTCGCAGCAAACTTGCCAAGCGGTCACGCTTATAAAACTAAAGCACCTTAAAATGAGCGATCGGGGTTATATAGTCTTAGTTTTAGATATATTACTAATAGCGGCAATGCTGCTTTTGGTTATGGGGTGTAAAGCTTCATCCTGGTACCCAGTCATGGGCTCAGTAGCCGGAGGGGCTAGTGGTGCGGTTCTTGGGCCAGCGGGTGGTGCTGTTGGCGCCGGTGTAGGTTATGCTGGTGGTAAGACCGCTCAGATGATGACCGAGAATGAGGATCTTAAAGAAACCGTAGATGCTTTGACCCACGGAGATGTCAATAAATTGGTTCAAAAGGGCTTAGAATCTCAAGCTAGTGGTTATGAAGAGTTTACAGATTCTGTAAAAAAAATACTAACGGTGGCGGGCTCCGTTTTACTAGCTTATCTTTGTATTCCAATCCTCTTAGCAAGAAAAACCGCGACACAATGTGCGAGAAAAGAAGCGGAGAAACATTTAACCAGAATACCGTTTCCTCCCAAAAATCCATGAAAAACCTAAAATTAGTAAAAGATTATTTTAATACACTGACCAGTAAAGGTAAGGCTTTTTTTGTACTCGCGGTAATCGTCGCGGCTTACTTAATTTTAGATCAATTAGGATGAGCGACAGTACTCCAATAATAGGTATGATCGGTACCGGGCTCTCTTTTACGCTCGGGCAGTGGAATGATTTAGTAGGGCTGTGTGCCGGTATACTAACATGCTGTTATATGATTTGGAAACTTGTTAAATTTTATAAAGATGGCAAAAGATAAAAAACAATTCACACCTTGCGAAAAATGTAAAAACCAGCCCGAATGCATAAAGGCTGGTAAATGCGCATTAAGTAAACCTAAAAGCAAGCCCTCAAAACCGGGCAAGCTAGGTATTTACAACAGGTAATACAACCGGTTTTCAGCTCCGTATAACAATAGTATTGTACGGGAATGGAAGAACAAGCCGGGGTGGTTGATTCCCCCCAACAAACCGAATTAAATCTTGCGGATGTGTCTACAGACGACCTTCGCCAGGCAATGTTAACGCAACCCGAAGCGGTAGAAGAAGCACCAGCTCAGCCTGAGGAGGAATCCCAGACAGAACCGGAGCCCGAAGCTACTACTACGGAGGAGGTTTCTTCAGATGAACCGGTAGAAGAAGTTTTTGGTGAAACTGAAGAAGAAAGATTGGCTAAGAGAAGAATCAGGCCGAAGAACGAATTAGACCAACAAGTCATCGATCTATATAGATCAGAAGGATTTAGCGGGACATTCGCAGACGCGGCTTCGGTAATTTACGGTCAAACTTCCCAACCGAATCAACCACAACCGCAACCAGTACAACCTGAGCCTATAGGCCCAGACCCTTTTACAACGGAAGCGGGTAAGCTAAATGGTGAAATTCAGGATCTCGAAATTAAGGTTAAAGAAGCCGCCGAAGATTTGGATACCCTTCAAGCTCTCAATTTACAGAGAGAAATTATGAAAAGGGAACTCCAGCTTCAAAGCCTCAACGACCGAAAAGAGAGGGAATCTGAAAGAATCCAAGAAGCGCAATACAACACCCACCGCAATAAAGCGGTGGAGAGCAGAGAAAGAGCTTATGAAGCTTATCCTGAATTGTCGGATAAATCCACAATTTACAGAAAAGAATTCGACCATTTCATAAACCAAGCTCAAGAACACTCTGATTACGCAGCAATTTTCAACTCTCCTAATTGGCCCGAACTCATGGCAAATGATTTCGCAGCTAGGAAAGGTGTAAATAGACCAGCACCAGCGGCACCTGAGCCGGTTCAACAAAAACAAGTTCAACCACTCGGAAGCCAGGCAAAAGTTTTGACAACAGGTCAAGCTGCACAACCCGTACAACAACCACAAACGGCGGAATCAATCATCAATAACTTAGGGGATATCAGTAACGATCAATTATTTGAAATGCTAGGTACCCCCGATGGAAGATCGTTTCTCCGTTAATTCAATATAACAAATCTAATTATTAAATATCATGGCTAATAAAGCATCAGCACCAGCAGCACAGTCGGCAGCCGGAAGTTTCGGAAATGTTGACTTGCTCAATACAAATACTAACTATAATACCTCCGCTAATAAAGGTACTACTAAAATTTTCGGCGATACCGATTTGCGTACCAGACTATGGTCTGAGCTCGTAACTCGTGACGCTCGGGAAAAGAATGTATTCTCAAAGTTCATCGGTTCGGAAGGCTCAGGCTCGCCGGTCGTAGAAAAACGCGATCTATCCGCAGGCGGATCTGACAAGGTAACTTTTACTACTGTCGCTCCAATTCGTGGACAAGGTGTTCGTGGGGAGCAAATCCTCAAGAATAAAACCGGGAAGCTCAAATTTGGCGCATTCAGCGTTGAAGTGGATCTTATCCGTCACGCTGTTGCTTGGACGCAAGTTGTAAAACTTATGCGCTTCACAGGCAAAACTATCGACCAGCTTTCAGCTGAAGTTATGGCTGAGTGGGCAGGACGCACTGAACAGGATCATATCCAAATGGTTCTTCGCGATACTTGCTTGAATAACTCTACTTCAAACCTTATCTCCGGATATGGCGCAGCGCAAAACCTTGCATATACAGAAGGTCTTAGTACCGACATCATTCAAGAAGCCAAACAAGCATTGATCGCCCAGGGTGGTGAGCCAATGAATGTTGGTGGTGATGACAAAACCGAAATTCCCGGTTATTTGTTCTTCGCACCTGACGCTTGTTTACGCCCTCTTCGTTCAGATCCTGATTACCTCGAAGCTATTCTTCAAGCTGACGAGCGTAGTAGTTCTAACAAGTTGTACAGTGGTAATTATGCAATGTGGGACGGTAATATTATTGCCAACCATAATGTATTAATCGACACAGCTGACGGACGCCAAGGTTCTCCTTTGCTTCCTACCGCTCTTGTTGGCACTGCTCATACTATCGCTACCGCAGCTAAGCTTAACCTTGGTTACGACTGCTTTGCAAACTTCATAGGTTTCGACGCAAAGATCCCAGGCGGAGGCGGAGGTCAGTATGCAACTTCTGCTAATTCAGGAGGCATTGACGGATACATTCTCGCAGTTGCTCCTAGTGGGGACTACGGTTGTGCTTCTTATACGGCAAATACTGGTAACGAACTTACCGGTCTTGCTCGCGTAAGTGGCGGAGGTCAGCTCGCAGCAGCATCAACAGCAGGTACTCCTACAAAGAACTCCATTAACTTGGCAACAACGAGTACAATTCCGGCCGGAACTGTTATCTATCAGTGCAACGCTCTTGGAACTCCAATCGGATATGCGTTAGCAATGGGTAAAACTGCATTATACTACGCAAAAGGTGCAGTATCCAATGAGCAGATATTCCACTATGACGACTTCGCCAACTCCGGCAACGAAGCACACTTGTCAGCTGTAGGTATTCAGTCCGTTTACGGAATGGCCGCTTACCAAGATACAAACGGGAGAATCCCCGGAGTACAGCTCGTAGAGTCGGTTAGGCAGATTCCAGGTTTTAGTTTCTGAGCTATTTAAGCTTGAGAATATTAACCATATTCTAATCAAATCCACCACCCCTCCCTGAGTATTCGGGGAGGGGTTTTTATTACACAATACTATCATGAAAATCATAATCATCGGAAAGAGAGATCAAATGGGAACAATCCCGGTAATGCGAGTAAAAGGCATGAGCCGTTTACAGTACACTTTTGAATGGGATAAGGAAAGTAGGCACTACGCTTACGAACCGAAAACCCAAAGAGAAGCGGACGACATATTTAGAACACAAGGGCGTCTCTATAAGAGGATGTTTTTCTCCGTTCTTATGGATGAAAAAAAAGAGCCGGAAACAGATCACCATTTTGTAAAAGAAAAAACGGCTCCTAAAAAGAAAAAAGCGAAAGCTGAAAAAATAGATCCTACTCCCGAATTACAAGCGGTAGTAGAAAAAGATGTCGCAGTGTAGCATGACTAAATGCCGGCACAATTAACAGGTTTATCCGTTTCCCAAAGCCCAGTTGTACAACTTACTGTACAAGGGGTTCAAACATCCCCCACATCTTCGCTTAGCAATTTAAGCTCAGTAGGTTCTCCGCTAAACAGCTTTTCAATTTTAACATTAAATTCTCCAACGAGTTTTATTGGAGATATTAAAATTAGAAAACTGTGCATGTTTGAGCACATACTAGACCAAGTAGCGAGTATGCTTGGTGCGGATAGGTGGGACGAACTTCCATTAGTAGACCAAGAGCGTATAAAAATCGTAGTTAACCAGGCTTATCGAGAATGTTACGCCCCCGTTGACGGGCACAGGCCTAGGTGGGCTTCTCGTAAAATAAAGCTGTTTTTCCCTCAAGGAGCTCAGTCAGCCGATTTAGAACTAGATGTAATAGATGTAGAAAAAGTTCCCGTTCTCGTAGGGCATGGGCCTCTTTCACCTATGAACTCTCGTAATGATGAAATTACGGCTAGGGCTCATTATTCAGGAGATTTTAGACCAGTAGGGGGCTACCAAGGAAGCTTTCCCTCGATTGATATGGATGAGCCTGAAGTAGACAGACCTATTTGGTACTTTATCGATCAAGTCGATAATGAAGAAGATTTCACGGTTGTGCCTAGAATGGTTTTATACCCAATTCCCGATAAAGATTACGAAGTCGAACTAGTCGGCAATATAATACCGGATAATCTAGAAGTAGGGGATTCCCCAAGACTTCCAGGAGAGGTGTGCTGGGATATTCTTTTACCTATTGCGCAGTATAAGCTTCTTTCAGATCCCCGCTATAATGGAGGGAATAGAGAAGTTATAGTACAAGCGGCAAAAGAAGCAAAAAGAAAACTTAAACATTTTTCTTCTCCGCAGAAACAGAGAACTACTAGGATTATAAGAAGAGGGGGTTGGTAATGGCTAAAGATTTAAGAATCCGCCCAATCGGAAAGCCTAAGATTGAGGAAGATTCCCAATTAGGTTTTCAAAAACTAACCCGTAGATTTGCCGCCGAAGGAACTAAGGTAACTAAAGATGGGTTAGATGGAACTGACGACGGAATCGCCTTATTTAGAAGAGTAGGGGAGCCCGATGAGGAGTACCCAGACCACTACCTCGTTAATCAACAAACCATACCCGGCGAGACATTGGACAGTTGTACTTTGGTAAGGCAGTATGCTCAACTCAGAGACTCTTGGTTTAGCCAACAGTCAAGTGAGTCAGGTGAACTTAAAAAGTTAACTAGGAAATACGTAGTTCTTAAAAACAGTAATCATATATTAAAGCAGTTAGGTAACCTTAAGAATCTAGGCTATGACTCCAGAGAGTGGTCGTTACACCCAGCTACCGGTAGTGGTTTACCTGATGGCGCTGAAGCGTTGGACGACGGTACGCCGGAGTCAAATGCAGACTGCTGGGATATGCTTCCCGAAATAATTAGAAGAACGGAACCTAAACTAGCTTCTTATGTTGACGGCGATGCGGCCGGCAATATACCAGACGAAGCGGGTCAGGCTTTAGTAAGCTTAGCCACCGTTTCTATTGCTTCTTATGTAGTATATCCGAGATCTATAACAATAGGTGCAGTGGACACCGTTACGAATAAAGCCACCGTTACTGTTGAAAGTGCAGCCCCTTGGAAGCTAGGTGGTCAAGTATTCAGCTCACAGGAGGGAAGAGCCGTACTAGACGACACTCAATTAATAGCAGAAGGAGAAACTTTTGTAGTACTAGGCGACCCGAGAGATGGCCAGGGAATTGACGACCCGGACACCCACCACGAATGTAATGAGGAAGTTTATACCGAACAAATTAATAAAGTAGGTGTAGGGGAGTCGATAGAATTAGATATTTCTAAAATAAAACCCGTGCAGCCTAATATGACTTCCGTAAATGCTCAAGGGGAAGACGGGTACATAGCTTACGATTTAGAAGAAGAGGATAGACAATCCCATTTCATAGAAGACCTGGCGCTTACGGATCAGCAAATAAGTATTAGCTCTAATGAGCACGGTTATAATTTACGCTGGCTAAGGGCTTCGGCAAGTGTAGACACCAGTAGTCCCGGTGTGGATATATGGACTTGCTCATGGGTTGCCCCTATCGGTTCATATTGGAAAATACTATCGAGCACTGAAAAAAACGCCACACACCCTACAATAGTAGGCTTTGACCATACAGGTTTTAAAGCTTTTAAAAGAGGGAGTAAAAAACAGGGAGCTCCAGCGGTATTAACTTATTTTACCGTAGCGGAACAAGCCCCTTACTACGCCACTACTTACGCTAAAAACAGCGGAGCGGTAACTATGGACTTTTACATAGTACTAGCGGAAGGAAGCTCTAAAAGTTTAACATTTAAACAAAGCTTTTCTAACGCGGCTTTTTATCAATCGGTTAACGGTACTCAACTTAGATTTCCTACGGAATTTATGAGGACAACGGGTGAACCGGATTTTATCGACGTAGCTTGTTTAAAAGGAGCAGGCTGTGGAGGTATCGCGGCCGCTCAGTATATTAATAGAATGGGGGCAGGTGATGATGTAACTGTACCCGGAGGTAGTACGTTAGTTTTCTTTTACAATGACCCGTATGGCGACACAGACTGGAGGGAAAAACCATTATTTCAAGGAAGACCTATACAAAGTGCCGGAGGGCATATTTCATGGGACGCCACTATTTGGAATAATAAATTAACTAAAAGCCCTTCTTCTATGAAGGTAACTCCCCTTCACCACCATCACCGAAATAGAATTTGGAAAATTGAAGTAATATTTTTCTAATGGACGAAGAAACCCCCGATCAATTAAAAGAACGCCTCATACAATTAGAGGAAAGCGTTGAGGAGTTACTTAAAGGTAAAACCGATGAAGGTTTTGAAGGTACGCTTGAGGTAGTTCAAAGTGACGGCGGGCACCGCCAGACTATTGTTCATTTCGTAGATGTCGAAAAATACCAGTTATCTAAGCCCCCGTCTAAAGAGATAGCTCACGCGTGTTTTACTAAAATTATAGAAGACGAGTGGGATCCAGAAGAAAGGAAAATGGATCGGTTTATATCCCACGGAGATTTAGTAGTTATAGAAGGCGAGCCTTGTCTTTACTATTGCTATGTAGCTAAAGTAGATAGAACCCCAGACAGCCCCGCGGGGTTTCAACAAGAGTCTAGCCTAGGTGGCGGGATAAAAAATAAAAACGAAAAGGACCAGACTAGACTAGAGCTTATAATTTGGTCTGAAGTTTACCCAGGTGGAGGGGCTAATGTAGATGTTAAATTTTCAAGAACTTCACTCACACCGGGCAGTGAGTCGGAAAGTGGTATAACTGATTTAATAATAACCCCCGACGACCCTCAGCCCGATAGTATAGATCTTAGTATACCAAAATTAGAAATCACACCAAGTGAAGAGGAGCCCGAACCGCTTGAAACGACATTTCCTACAAAACTTTCTTTTAAAGAGGAAACCCCCGCAAGTTCAGACACCGGTGAGTGTGAGTTTTATACTCAAAAAATAACTACGAAAAACACACCCGATGAACATTTTTACATTAAAACTTTTAAGATCACTCCTGACACTTCGACATTGTCCACTCTAAATTGGACGGCTTTTAATTTAACGGTTAAAAAAACCAATACTCAGGGTAGTCAAAAGCAGTTCCTTACAACCGGAGTTACATTGGAGCAACCGGCAAACGGCCCAGACAAAGATATATACGGAAGTAAGCCTTGGAAATACGACGGGACTTGGTCCGCTGTTAATGGACTAACTTCGAGAGTTTGGGATATAGAGGTACGAGATTCCTCGTCTTACTTAGATTGCGCTTACGCAAAGTATAAATCGAATCATATTAAAATAACAGATGGGGTTGAATCGACAACCCCCGATCAAATTGAAAGTAATACTTTAAATATTACCGATTTAACACCCACCTCGAGGGTTGCCAAAAAATCGTTTACTGTAAATAAACTTAAACTTACTGATGGGACTGAGCCGTCGCAGCCCGATATAATTGAGAGTAATACGTTAGATATAGAAGATGTAACCCCTTCGGGCACTGCCGATATAAATTATCAAACGAATAAAATAAAGCTCACCGATGCAACCGAAGACCCTAAAATTGAGGTTAAAAGTAGTGATTTAACTATTGCAGACGTAACTCCCTCCTCAAAC